GGTCGCTGGCTTCCAAGGCCATTTGCCTCGTTATGTTAATACTACCTTCCTTCCAAGGGTTAGCCATTCCAGGTGCAATCGCACTGTTGGGAGTGGGTTTGGCGCCCATTCCAGCCGCACTGCTTGGCTTGAAGTGGTGCTCATAACCTGAGCCCGGATTCTTCAAGTTAGAAAGGTAGGTGTTGATGTCTTGCTCAACACCACCGTTCAAAACAACAACGTTGCCGCTGTCATTCTTGCGGAGGTTGTTTTGCAAAAGCTGCAACATTTGGTCGGCGTTGATAGCGCCAGCCTGGCTGATGGCAGACAGAGCGCTGGTTTTCATTGCCGCTGTTTCGTTGGAGGTGCGTAGCTCCTCTAGCTGACGCTGGAGGTCGGCAATTTGCAGCTCCCGTTCTTGGGCGGTTTTGTTGGCCTCTTCCCAGAGGTCTTTCCATTGGCCTTGGTCTTCCAGCGTTTTCTTGCGCTGGTCGTCCTGTTTTTTGTAGACCTCGTCCAGCTTGGTTTTGATGCCTTGGAATTTTTCCTCGGCTTCACTGGCTTGGGCTTTCAGTGCAGCAAGTTGACTTTCATACTCAGCGCGTAACTGAGCAGTCTGGTCAATTTGGGGAGCGGTGTCTGCTCCAGCCACAGGCTGGTCAGGAGTCACCACGGGTGTCTCCTGGATGACTTGCTCTTCCATATTCAGGATTCAGTTTCGGTGGTTTCAGTGGGCTCGGGGGCAGGCTCTTCTGCCTTGGCGCGGCGCTTACGGGGGGCAGGCGCTGCAGCCGGTTTGTCTTTTTCGTACAGATTCTCAGCGCGAAGCTCTACAAGTTCCCACTTGTATGAGCCGTCAGGCTGGAGAACCTTGTCAAGGTGCTTATCCATGACAGAGGTGAAAATGCAGTATTAGTCTACAACAGAAGAACGAGTTAGACAGTTGCTCCAAGCTCGTCGATATTTGCAGGCGAAAGATTTAGCCACACGCTGCCGTTATATCCCTCAAAACGGTTTTCAGTAGTGTTGTACCGGATAGTTCCAGTTGTTGGGGTGCCGGGACGTTCGGCCGTTGTTCCTACGGCAACGAATGCATCAGAACCGGCGGGACCTTGGGGACCTGTAGCGCCAGTGGCACCCGTAAGGCCTGTGTCACCTTGAAGTCCTTGTGGGCCTTGAGGTCCAGTTTCGCCTTGAGGACCTTGGGGACCTGTAGCGCCAGTGAGACCTGTGTCGCCTTGGGGACCTTGTGGCCCTTGAGGTCCGGTTGCGCCGACTGGGCCGGTTTCACCTTGCGGGCCTTGTTCGCCCTGGATTCCTTGTGGACCTTGGGGTCCGGTGGCACCCGTGGCACCTGTCGCGCCAGTTGCGCCAGCAGGACCCGTTTCGCCTTGGGGTCCTTGGGGGCCGGTGTCTCCTGTGTCTCCCTTAGGACCTCTTTCGCCTTGGAGGCCAGTGTCGGCAGTTTTAAGTGCGGTGGAACGTGGTGTTCCATCCAGGCTTTGGGTGCCGATGGCAACGGGTTGACCTTGCCAACCTGCCTCAGTCTTGGGGCCGTACAGACGCTTGCTGACAACATCGACGTACCAGTCGCCGTTGGTGCCTTGGTTGCTTGGTGGACCCTCGCCGGAATGCAGATTGTTGAACTGCTCGACGCGCTTGGCGAGTTTCACCAAGGCGGTGATTTGCGCCAGCGTTAGGTGTTGCTGGGTCGCCATCGTTTATTGCAGCAGGGCTTGGATGAGACGTTCCATTTGGTCTTCGCTACCGGGAGTTTCGGCTTCGACAGCCTCCTGTTCCGGGGTTTCCATGGCCTCTTCTTCGGCAAGGGATTCGGTGGCGGCAGGCAAAATTTCGCCTTGGACCAGAATCTGGCGGAACTCGTCGCGGTCCAGTACGCCTTGGCCAAACAATGCGTTAAGAGCAGTGATGTCTTGGCCGATTAGGCGGTCCATGTCGAAGTCGCGGCTGATCTTGACTTCGGGTGGCTCCAGCTGGAGGTAGCTGGCGGCGAGGTTGAAACTCTTCTGCAGGCTTTGTTCGAGGTCCATGGAGACCATCGACATCATGGAATTGGTGTCGACGCGGTCGAGGCGGCGGGCGTCAGCGGATTCGGCAACAAATTTCTGCTGGCTAAGGGTGCTAATGCCCAGCGTTGCCATCTGCTGCTGCAGTTCCTTGATTTCGGCGCTCTGGGCTTCAAATGCGCTAGATGCAGGCTCCACGTAATAGACCTTGTTGCCCGGTTGGGTGGCCATTGCGTAATTCACGCTGATGGCCATGTCCTTGGTCTGGTCGTCCCAGCCCTCAAGGACAAGCATCGGTTGAGATGCAATGTGGAGGCTGTGGATGAGGTCGGCCTGGCGTTGGAAGTGGGCCAGATTCAGATAAGCGATGTCCAGCAGCGGGGGCTTACTGACCATCGTGTCGGTCTTGTTTGAGTACAGCGTGACCAGCGGAATTTCACCCAAGCTGTAATCGCCGGACTCCACCAGCTCGTAGTCAGAAGTGCTGGTCGTTGCATCGAACGAGTTGGGATAGGGGAAGCCGCCAGCGGTCTCTTTCTTTGTTTCTGTTTGGCGGAAAATGCGGTACCGGCCGGGCTCGATGACGCGGACTTGCTCGAACAACTTTTCGCCGAAGTCCCCGTCGGGCACCACCGCTTTCTCGGCAATGCGGACTTGGATCAACTTGCCGTAGTTGACTTCGCGGTCTAGGCGCCAGCCGTAGATGTTGGTGGGGTCTACTTCGATCCAGTACGGGCGGCGGTTTAAAGCACGTTCTTCGGCGAGGCTGCGGGCGCCAGTTGGGGCGGGGAAGTCGACCAGGGTATGGCTGTGGCCGTAAGTCAGCGCACAGATCAAGGCGCGGCGGGCGTACTCGTCTAAGTCCGAGCCGCAGCCGTCAACATCCTTGGAAAAAATGTCCGTCCAGTACGGGTCGCCAGTCAGCGTGATTGGCTTGCGCAAAATCAGGCCGGCAGCAGCTCGCACCAGACGTTGGGTATATGGCGAGAAAACAGCGCGGTTGACTCTTGCCAGGTATGCCGAGTAGTCCTCCCGTGGCTCCAGTGGCAAGAAGGCTTCGCTTTTTTCGCGCAGATATTCCGTGCCGTTCGTGACGGCTTTCATAATCTCCCAACCCTTCATTTGATCCATCACCGCTTGGGTGCGGGTGAAGGGGTTGTCAGATCCGCCCATGTAGGTGGAACTGACAAGGTGAGTACGAATGCGGCCGGGGACGGAATATGTCATGGGGTGGCTCGGTTAGTCGTCTTCGTCCTCAACTTCAATCATCACCTCAATACCAGCGGCTAGGCGTGTCATTAACGCTCCAAAGTCCACTGGATCGGTCGGAGTAAGGAAGGTGAAGGTGGCTGAGGTCATGCGGGTCTCGGCATCCACTTCAAGATGGATGCATCCGCCGGGGCAGATTCGAGTACCCATAACCTCAGCCTCCAACTAATCCTTATTCGAGGTTGCTGGTGATGGTGCCGCTGGTCACGAAGTTGCAAGTAACAATCACCAAGTCACCGACAGTGGAGGAGATGTCCATGCTGGTGATGATGCCGGCAAAGCTCACAGAGTCGCTGCCGGTGGTGCTGCCGGTCGTGAACAGCTCGAAGGTGGCGTCGGCAGTGTCGCCGGTGGTCACGATGTCCTCGATGAAGCCGGATTGGCCGGAGGCATCGGGGTCGTAAACCAACTCAACCGTGCCAGAGCCCGAAATCAGGCTGCCGACATAAGAACGAAAGGTGTCGCCGTGGTCGGTGACATCCAAAGTGTCTTTGGTAATGTTCAGCGTCCAGCTCCGGGTGCCAACGATGGTTGCGTTGGCAGAGCCGGCGGCGTCGAACTGAACAGAACCTTCTTCGCCGCGAAGAATGGCCATGACTAGACAGGGGGAGGGTCTATTTCCCGGAGTCTAACTCTTTAACTGTCGTAAATCACGGCAAGATCTCGCTTAGCCGTGGTAAGCAATAGCGATGATGGGCACCACGCTCGGTGTGCCCGAGCTGATGGCAGAAATGCGCATCCGGACCTTACTTGCGGGCTTTCCTGTGTAGAAATAGGCGTATTGGCCGTCTGAGTTAATAGTTTTGCTGGTATCTAGCTCGAACCATGTGCTGCCGCCGTTGTAATTGGCCTCAAACTTCATTGTGAAGTTGGCACCACCCGTTACGACAGCCGCAAAAGTGAATTCGCTACTGTCGGCATGGACCTCCAGTGCGTCGTTTACTGCCGTTAAAGGCGTTGATTCGTGGTGCTCGACCAGATTGGTGCCGCGGACGACGGTGATAGCCATTACTTCTTCCTCTTTTTGGCGGTTTTAGCGGCCTGTTTGAAGTCCTTCGCAGTTGGGGCGCCCTTGGAGCCGGGTTTACGCATCTTTTCGCCCGAGCCAGCAGCAATGCGCTTGCGTTTGGCGTTGATATTTGCGTAAAGACCCTTCTTTTTGGCGGCCATAGCTACTTTTTCCTCTTGGAGGCGGCTTTTTTCGCCTTCCGAGCGGTTTCATACGCAATAGCAGCGGCTTGCTTTTGGGAATAACCCTCCTTCACCAGCATCCGAATGTTCTCGGAGATGGTTTTGTCGGAATAGCCGCGCTTTAGAGGCATGGAGCTCCAGCGATAGCTGCAGTTTAGTAAAGGCGGTAAGAAGTTTGACCCAAAGTACCGATTTTTGCGAGGTTAAATTGTTGGAGACACATGTAGCCGAAGGCGTCAAAAGCGTGGTCGACGCCAAGGTTTTTGTTGGGAAGGCCTGTGCCAGGGGCGTAAGTCAAAGTGCGGAGAGATTTGATTAGCTCTTT